CGGCGCCAGCGCGGTGCAGGCGTGAGCGCCCGACCAGGCCGTCGTCGGAGCGGTCGCGCAGGTGTAGGACTTCACCTTGCAAAAGACGCCGNGTGCGCCCGGTGCCGCCGCCCATCGCGGTGGTCTCAACGATGTCGTAGACCAGGCGGCCGCTGGGCAATATCTGGACAGACACGAATTCCCAGGGAATCGGCACCAACTCGGTCACCATGCCCCGCGCGTCGGCCACGATCTCGGCCAGGCCATTGCCGCGCAACAAGGTCGAGGCAAGTAACCATTCCAAAAAATCCGGCCAGGTCTGATGGGCATTCGGCCCGCCGTGGATCAGGCGCATGATCGGGTGCGCGGCGACGATCTCGCGACCCCGGTCGGCGCGGCGATAGACCCAGGCGGGCAAACTGGCGATGGCCGTGCTGATCGCCGACGTACAGGCCAGTACGGTGGATAGGTTTTCCGCCGTGCGCGCGGTGACGGCGCTACCGGTGGGCGATAGCGCCGACAAGGCTTGCCATGACACGTCCTCTGCCCGCCGCTCCACCGCGCGTGTCCACGGCCATCTCATTTGACGGTCTCCATATACAATCGGGCCAGGGCCAAGCGCGCCGGCACCCGGCACCGCGCCGCGACCGTGGTATCGCCATAGGCCGGCCAGGCGGAGACGACGGAGACTTCTTTCAGATCGATCGCCCGCAGCTCGCGTCGGTTGCCGGTCCATCGCTCGCCGCCCTTGGGCACCGTGAAACCGAAGCTCATGCCGCCCAGGTCGCCGCGCTCGGCCAGGGCCAGCACGTCGTGCCCGGCCTGGGTGTCGGGCACGTCGAGAGAAAAGGCGAGGCCCTTGGCGTCCTCACTAAGGCGCAGCGTGCCGCTTTTGGTCCGGGCCAATAGGCGGGCCGGGTCGTGATCCGCCAAGGCCAGGATATCCTTACCCGGCCCGATCGAGGCGGCAAAGGCGCCGGCGGCAATGACCTCGGTGAAATCGGCGATCCGGGCCTCGCTGCCGAACACGGCGGCATACCCCTCCAACCGCCGCCCGGCGACGCGCAGCTCTTGAACCGCGCGCCGCTCCAGGGTGGTGGTCCCGGTCACGGAACGGTGACNCCNGTGACCGACACGAAGGCCGCCGGGTGCCGCACGGCCATGTCGACGGTGGCCATCGCGCGAATACTGACGTTGCCCTTCGAATAGGCCGTCGATTCGTAAGGGTTGACCAGAATGTCGAGCTGCGACCAAAGGCCGATCAGAAGCTCCGACCAGTCGCCATAAACCAGGCCGTGTTCGTCCGTGCCGACACCCAGATTGGTTGGAACCTGATTGGAAAAGGCGGTTGGCTCGTTGTTGAAGATCACCGGAACGCCAATCGGCAACCCGTTCGCATCCACGGTTTTCATCGCGGTCTTGCGCACGCCGAATGACGTTAGGATCGAGCGCGATGCGTCCACGTTCGCGATATCGGCCAGGGCGATCGCTTCCGCCACAGAGTCGTGAAGGGAGGTCGCGTAAGCGTAGGTCTGAATCCCCGTCGTGCTGAGAACGCCGTCTGGCTCGTTCGGCCCGCCGCCCTGGATCGCGGCGGAATCAATGGCGAGGCCGATGTCCCGCGCGAGCATTCGCCGAAATAGCATTTCGACATCGGGCGAGGACTGCAAAAGCATGTTCCGGGAATATTCGGACAACACGCCGGCGTGCTTCGGGCTCAGCGTCACCTTGTCGAATGTCGCGTCGCTTGCTGACAACGCCGCGTTTTCGGCTACCCAGCCAATGACCGGGCTGCCCGTCTCGCGTGGGATATCAATGTTGCCCGTGAGACCGCCCAAGGTCACCGCCCCCATCCGCGCGACCACTGGGGTTTTCGTCAGGGCACTGATGAACATATCAGTGTGATGTTCGGTATCGATGATGTTCCCGCCCGATCCGCCGCTGGTCACGACCCGCGTTTCGAAGATTTCGGTCGGGATATAGATGCCATCGGCCGCCTTTCCGGCCCGCTTAGCGAGATCGGCTTGCACCTCTCGCTCAAAGCCCCAATCGACCCCCGGCAAGCCCGCCGCGCCGGCGGCGGCCCGAAGCGCGGAAAATTTCTGCCGGACTTCGCTCGCCAAGTGCGGGTCACGGCTTCCGGCTATGGTCTGGCCATTCATCCGCCGCTCGGCGTCGTCAACGACGGTCTGACGCTCGATCTTCTTGTCGACCGCCGCGAGCGCGCCTTTCAGGTTGTCGAACCGCTTGGCCTGCTCTTCCGACAAGTCGCCGCCGTCGCCATCGGGTGTCTCGGTGATCTTGCGCATGTCGGCCACCAGGCCGCTGCGTTGTTCAAGTAGGTCTTTCTTGGTCATGAAAAAAACTCCATCTAAGGGTCACTCGGACCCAGGGGCTCCGTCGTCATCCGACGATGGTTTGAGTGAAAGTGCGGGCTTGCGACCTCCCGTGCCAAAATTGCGCCGTCGTAAGGAACCGGCGCATCCAACCCCGGCCGGGAGATCGCTTTTTTTCTTGGCCGGCCCGCGCGGCCGCAGAGTTGCCGGGGAGGGGAGAAGATGAACACGGTCTAGTACATCCCGATCAGGTCGGTCGCCGTCGTGGTATCCGGCGTTGTGACGACACCGACCGCCAATACCTTCTGGGCCTGGATGGGTATGGTCGTTCCGGCGGGCACGCTCTTGAACTTGACCTCTTGACCATGCCCGCCCTTCGCCGCGTAGGCGGATTGGCGCGTCGGCGAAACGGCGGAACTGTGGATTTTGATCCGGGTCGGACATGGCGGTGAAGTTGCGGGTCATCGTTTTTTTGCGCTCCCCTCGGCGGCCGTCCATTGCGGATCGCCAGCGACAGGTTGACGACGATTAACATTTCGTTTGGGCGGCTTTTGCCAAATGGAGAGCTTCGGGATAAGTCATTTCTTTTAGGCCGGCCGCGATATGGAGTAGGACATCCCCTGGAATGCGTGCCTCAATCTGAACTCGCGTCGGCACAGGGCGAAGATCGAAATCCTGAGGAAGGTAATCTACCTCCTGTCCTCCCCCTTCCTTTATGCTCCCCCCTGGGAAGTGCCGCCGCACGCGCACATAGCCATACGTAAGCGCCCGCCAAACCTCCGGGTTGAAGTTGCATGCCTCTTTGATAAGCAGGGCGCCTTCGTCACCGAAGTTTTTATATTCAGCGGTGTAGCCCCCCATGAGCGTCATATCGGAGTACAGCTTGACGATCTCCGGCGCCTCGGAAGGCTTGTCCGTCGCGGCACACGCGATGAGAAGCTGAAAGGCATGGAGTGATGTCACGCCGGCAATCGACCTGCCGCGGCTCTTGGGAAGAATGCTGGCATCAATCAGTCGCCGCGCTATGCGTGAGATCATGTCTTCCGGCATATCGGTGACACGAGCGAGGATATCGACCAGACCGGATACGCTGAGCATTGAGGCCTCCTGACAAGTGATACCCAATACTTAGCATTTGGTTTTAAAATCCACAAGTAAAAATAAATGACCCCGCCGGGTGAGGGCGGTTGCANCTAGGCGCGGCGGGGCGCATGCTGGAAACGTAGCGGGGGGCGGCGGTGTTCACGCACCGCCGCCCCCCTGACCACCACCCAGGTCCTCAGGAGGCCCGGCCGATGGCTAGCAAATCCTTATCAAAGAAAGCGACGCACCGCGAGGCGCCGCGTGAATGGCAACCCTTTTTCGCGCCGAAAGGCCCGATCGACGATGCGGTTCTCTACACGATCAATCCGCATAGCCGGCAAGACCCCATTCGCAACACCGCCCATGCGGTCGAGCGGATCATGAATCAATCCGACCTGCTGGAAGTAGATGGCCGACGCTTTCTGCTGGTTGAACTGACGCCACCCCTCGAAAATTTCCTCGTGGTCTATGGCGCGGACCGTGAGGATTTGGAGGATGGCGGCGACGCCGAACCCGTGAATTACGAACCATAGCGCGGTTGCCGGTTCGTTCATGTCGCCCGGAGGATATATCCCCCGGCGCAGCCCATTGTTTCACGTGTGACGTTTCATCCGGCCATCACACACTCAGCACCATCGGCCGCGAGAAATCGTACTCCACCGGGCCCGGCTCGCGCCCGTGCACGCCCAGCGCCATGGCCAGGGCGACCAGGCCGTCCACGCGGTCGGTGGACTTCGACTTGTCGATCTTCCTCAATCCGGCCGGGTCGGTCACGACCACGGCGTTGCTGGCGGTCCAGGTCAAGACCGGGTGGCCGCCGTGGCGCACATTGCCGTCGAGCACCGCCGTTTCGAGCGCATCAACCGCCGGGCCCATGTCGCGAAAGCCTTGGCCCCACGGCACCAGGGGTAAATCGATCCCGTCGTCGCTGAGCTGCTTTTTTAGATCCTCGATCCGCCAGCGATCATATGCGACGGCGCGCACGTCGAAGGTGGCGCCGATCTCCGCCAGGCGCAGGGCGATGGCCTGCTTGTCGATGGCCCGGCCCGGCGGCGCCTCGATAAAGCCGCGATCCCGCCAGGTGCGGTACGGCACCCGGTCGCGGTCCTCGCGCTCGGCCAGGTTCTCGCCCGGCGCCCAGAACCAGGCCAGCACGGCACCGTCGTCGTCGGGGAAGTAGAGCACCAGCGCCGTGAGGTCGCGCGTGCTGCTCAGGTCCAGCCCGCCCCAGCACGGCCGCCCGCGCAACGCCTCGGCGTCCACCGCGCCGCCGCAGGCCTGCCAATCGGCCGACGACAGAAAGCGCGCGTCCGCGTCCACCGGCTGGTTGAGGTACAGGGCGCGGAACGCCGATTCGCGCGCCGGGATGTGCTTGGCCTGCTCGGCGTACTGGCGCATTTCATCCAGGGAGCGGAAGTCGCCCAGGGCCGGGTTGCAGGCCCGCCACACCGATTCGTCCCACGGGTCCGCATCCATCGGCGCCGCGTAGATGATCGGGACAAAGGTGGGGTCGGTCAGCACGCCGTCGAGCACCTTACGGCCGTAATCGACCAACTCGCTCATTACATGGTTCGGGTCGCTCGATTGCGTGCTGATCACGATGGTCAATGGCTCGGCGCGCGCCGCCGTGGAGGTTGTCAACACGTCGTACAGCTTGCGGTTTGGTGCCTGCGCCAGTTCGTCATAGATAATGCACGAGGCGCTGAACCCGTGCGCCGTGCGGCTCTCCGAACTATTGGCCACATAAAAACTGCCGGAGCTGTAGTGGACGATGCGCTTTTGCGATTCGATGATGTTGCAAATCGCCGACAGCTCCGGGTCGGCCCGCACCATCGCCGACGCCTCATGGAAGATCAGCGCCGCCTGGTTGCGATCGGCGGCTGCACTGTACACCTGGCCCCGTTCCTCGGCCTCCGGTCCGAAGAGGTGCACCAGCGCCAGGGCGGCGGCAAGCTGGGTCTTGCCGTTCTTGCGGGGCAGGGTGATCAACGCCTGGCGCACGACCCGCCGGCCGGCAGCCTCCGGCTCATAGATGGCACGGACGATCTCCTTTTGCCAATCGCGCAGGCGGAAGGGTTGCCCGGCGTGTGAACCGGCCGTGATGGTCAGATTCTCGATGAATTTGGTTACGCGATCAGCCCGCCCCACCGGCCAGATTCCTTTCCTTGGTCGCCGAGTTTCAGGCCGCTGCGATCCGCTGGCGACAGGCCCAGGCGAGTGCTGAGCATGGCCATGACCCGCGCCTGATCTGCAACGATCTTGATCCAGGGCGTGACCTTGCCCCGATATACCAGATCGTTTATTTCCCGCCGCTTGTTTAACCGTTCAGTCGCCTGCTTGTGCGTGGCACAGGCCTCGCAATAGGCGGCCAGCAACGGCGCATCGGCGCTGGCGATCATACCTGGCGGCAAGCTGTCCATGATCTGCGCCCAGGTCGCCTGGGCGTCGTCGCACAGGTGAGGCGGGCACACTGGCTCGCCCGTCGGCCTCGGTTCCGTGTGGTTGATCGGCCGCCGGCTCGGGTTGCCCTCCAGGATTCGCAAGCCCGTGGGCTTTGGTTTCGGTCCTCGCTTGCCCATATAATGTGATCCTAAGTTACTGAAAACCTGCGAAATTGCGTGTGTTTAGTTAGCATCGGTCCTGCGTTTTTAGCCCTGAGAGATTATTTCTGATCACGATGTCTCCGTCTCTCGGCGTGTAGCGAAGCCACCATCGCCGCGCGAGCATGGCGAAGTATCCCCAAGGCCGTAAACGACGGCTATCCGACTGGAGCCATGTCACGCAAACCTCTAACGGCTCATCGAGCACGACGACTTCTAGTGGTTGGAGAATGCGCACCCAATTTATCCGCTCGATCGCGGTCGGCGCACTGACGATGAACCATGCCTCTGGCGTAGCTTGTGGCGAAGCAAGCCCGCGCAGTATGTCATTACGCCGTTGCAGTGCCGAAGCTAGCCACTTTTCCGATGACTCGTACCAAGGCCGTCCCGATAGCTC